CTAGATGTCAGTTATCAGTGCTGAACACCTCCCCACCAGCGACTGAATACCCCAATTGAGCTGGCTTTGCTTGAGGTTTTGCAGGCTTGCTAGGTTGCCGGCTTTGGTCAACATTGCCTGCTCCGCATTTGCAATGCGACGCTCATTTGACGCAACTTCGCCCGGCAAAAGCCCCACAGCCCCCACCAACTCAGCAGCCCTATCCGCTAGTCGTTTCTGTTGGCCAAGAATAGGTAGAATCTGGTACCACTGCCCCGATGCCGTGTTTCCCATATATGCTGGCTCTATAGATAGTGCTGTATCACTTGCCACATTCGTGACTTCGTAATACCGCCCATCCGGCCCCTGCAGCGCATCACCTACACGAATATTCTGCACCCATGCCGTGCCGCCAGCGCCAGTGACCGTCTTGCTGCCCTTCGTGACTGTTATCGTCCCTGCTCTATGCCACATATCAGCTTCCCTCCTGCTGCTGCTCAGGCGCCGCAATGTCAGCTTCATTAGTCGCACCTTTTGGCTCTACGCCTAATTGCTTGCGCAGGTCATCACGCTCTGACTCAGCATTTACTAAAGCCTCTGACAACTTTCCCATTTCAGCTCTAATTGTCACGTTGAAGCCATTGATTAATGCCACAGTAAGGGTCTGACCTCGATTATCGAGAAACATTTGGGTGATCGGGTCCATAGTATTTGGCAGCATATTTTTTCCATAAAAAAAGCCACAGCGTCTTGCTGTGGCATAGATCAATCAAAATTAAGAGCTCGTTAAAGCCCTGTCACATCCATCACAAAGAAAGTCACTTCTACGTTACCCATGTTGCGGAAATAGCCAGTTATAGAGCCGCCGTAAGTAATGTCCCAATCCTGAGCCTGCAAGATTGCGATGTTATTATTCGCGTCTAAATAGCAAGTCAAACAATATCGAGTTAAACGGTCACCACCCGCCCATTTTCCCTGACTACCCAACCACATCCCTTGAGACACCCCAACGGCATAAGTACGGCCTGCGGGCAGATTGGTGATAATGGTTTTATAGGGGCTGAAATGATTACTGTCATTCCAACGATATTTATCGTGAAGCGCTTCGCCATTCACAATCGTTTTAAACACCCCTGCAACCCTCACAAATTGATCATTAGAGTTAAAGCAAGGGTTGCCATTTTCATCCCAAGCTCTAGCGCCAATACCTCCGACCCCAGTCACAGTGGGACGCCCTAGCACATACACTGTAGCGTCTACATTCTGCCTGTTGTAACGGTCGCCACGACTTATTAACCTATGCTCGTAACGGTCTCCACCAGTAGCTTCCCCACCAATCTGATCTGTATACGCATGCGCAATACCTCGACTAGCACGCCAGACAATCAAATTGTCTAGCATGTCCTGGGGTAAAGCATCTGTACATGGCCCTCTAGAGTTGTAATCCGTATCCCTCCACGTCAATCTGAAATCCTGCTTTCTGATAAAACGTAGTCCGCGCATTGTGTCGCTGGCTATGATGCGCTCTTGACTGTCCCTCGCTGTGAAATATCGAGCCATATCAAACAACCGTCACAAAAATAGTTCCACCTAAGCAGCGTATATACCTGCCGCCTCCTGATTCGTTTAACCTCCATTCCCAATGCAACCTGCCATTACTTACATACGCAGAAAGCGGTATCACGGTATAAGGGTCGGCATGCTGCGGGTTAGACTTAACAAAAGCCTCAACATTAGTACCCGCAGGGATACTAATAGGAATGCTGCCTTTAATGTTAGGCAGGTTTTGCGACATGGTGGTTTGTGGTGCAACAGTATGCTCTGCCACAACCAGCCCCCACCAGCCCTGCTCCGTCGTGAACGTCACATTGCCAGCCGCATCCCTTGCTCTCATCCCCGCAATAAAACCCATGGCATCACCTAAATAAGAAAACCAGCCTCAAACCTAAGTCTGTTATTGGCGTCATAACAAAAAATGCCACGGTTATTCAGAACAACACGACTACCGTCAGCCTGTCTGGCATTCATATGGATCTCGCCAGTTTTAAAGTTCATGCGCAGCACAGGAACACCATCTGGGCCAACCGCAGCACTTTCCAGCCAGTCTGTGAACTTAGCAGCGTTGATAGTGGCGTTACCTATCATTGCCTCATTAAGCATGACAACGCCGTTTTGAACTGTTAATACAGCCACCGGCGTGCCATTTGGCGCATGCATGACAGCGAAACGATCAGCCAACACAATAAACTGCGACTGCGTTACCCCGGACTCGTTAGACATCCCAAGACCAGCGCCAGCTGTATATACGTTCCCCTTATCATCCACGGAAAGACGAACAGACCAAGTTGTGTTGAACTTGCCCTCGATATCTATGACAGACTGGCTAATTTCTTCGACAGTTCCCACTACACCAGCGAGCTGTGTACCTACCTGCTGCTGCACAATGGCTTCGGCCTGCTCAGCTGTCACGCGAGTCCTGCGTAGGTCGCTAATCCACGCCCGAGAATCCCACTCGTTCAATACATCAGAAAGCAGACCCTCGCCGTCGTCATTGTCACGATAAGCCGCCATCAGCGTAGAAGTGCTGGTGGCCGTTGCCGTGACAACACCCTCAATTTCCTCTATCTGCTGCGTGTTTTCGCGGGTTTGCAAAGCCAGTGCAGCAATAGCAGCATTGATCGACTCATAATCACCAATGTGCTGCCAGTACGCCTCGTTGGTAATGGGCGTCTGTGCGGGCACGTCCTTCTTTGCCCGGTACATCTTCCCGTTATCAACGACTACGCTTCCCGACAGATACTCCTTCTCTGGATCGTGTTGACCCGCTTTACTTAACTCGTCCAGTTTTTGCTGAATATCCGGCAACGATTGAATACCGTTCCAGATCTGATCGCCAAGCGCTGACTCTAGGATCTGCTGAGTTATTAGCTCGTTGTATCCCTCAGCATCAGCTGACACCATCCCCCTGATACCAGGCGCACTAACATCTGGAAACCATGGGCCATCAGTGCCGTTCGCATCTACCAAACGCGCCCAAAAAAACTCTACCCGCCCCGGTGGCAGGAAAGCCCTCGTGTGCATGTTCGTTGGATACGCGAAATCACCAAGGGGCACAGAGTCAGCAAACTTGTTAGTAATGCCGTGCCTGATTTCCGTATGGCGCAATGCGTTCTTTGTGCTAGGGAATGACCATGCCAGATCAATACCGTACAGAATCCCCTTAGCGGTCAATGACGTTATAGCTGGTGGCGGTGGACGTACCCCATCGTAATCAATCCAGTTGTCCGTCCAATTTGAGGCCGCACCTACACCATTAACTGCACGCGCTTGAAATTGGTACTCAAGGCCATTTTCTAGAGCGGCCGTAAAAGATGTGCCTGTTTCACTGCCAAGAGCCGGCGGCACGGAAATCCAATCACCTGAAGGAATGCGATACCTAACCTCAATCCGGCCACCCTCTCTAACATAGGGTTGAGAATGCAGGTCCCATGCCAGATCAATTCTGATAACTGCTGTGCCATCCGCTAACGACTGCGGCTGCTGCGCACCAACCATGAAATTAGTGATGGGCGCCACGTTCCACAAATAGCTAGTGTCTGGCACCGGCGCTGGATCCGTTGGCAGGAAAGTATCAGGGTCAAGCGACCACACATTAGCGCGGATTTCCTGAATCGTTAAGTTAAATGTGCCGTCCCAATTATCAACGCGATTAACAATCTGGAAGGTTTTGCCCGCGTATTCAGGTCTATTGGACAAATCCAATTGAACCGTGTCCATGACGGCCAGATCCTCACCAATGCCAAGCACTGGAATCTCACCGGCCATAGACGGACGTGCCGACTCTAACGCCACCCCCATCAAGTACGCTGCTTGACGCTCATCAGTTGTTGCCGGCAGCGATAAATCCAAAGGTGACTCTGCACCATCAGCTTGGACATACGCCTCATTTCGCACAGGCCGCGGACTGGACTCAAGCCAATTACGGCTCTCATTGACGAACGTAGAGGTAACTACGTTTGCCGGCGCGTCATCTTGCCCCGACTTATCTAGCGAAATATCTTTATCACCGACAATATCGTCATCAGTGATGACCACCATTGCCGGCCGGAATGCGCCCGCAAAAATGCGGTACCGCCCTGCTGTAAATACATAATCACCCGCCATGGACGACAGAATGATGTTCAAGTTATCGACAGGCGGGCTTCCAGTATCTATAAGCGTGTTGCACTCGTAGCGCTTGATGCTCTCATGGCCATTGCCATCCAGCTTTTTGACCGTTATCAGCTCATCACAAATGTTTGCAGCGGCAGAAACATAAGGCCAATCAACCCACTCATCAGGAATACCCATGCCGCCTTTACTGCGCGGCAACGTCATATACCAAGCAGCTAGAATTGCAGGGTTCGTCGTGTACTGTGGATTGCTGCCGGTTCGAGGGTCAAAATACGGATGGCCATCAACCCAACCACCTTTAAGGACCGCTCCAATTTGTGGCGCTCCAGAGTGGTAGATATCCTCGTCCCATAAGTTCAGCATGCGCAAGTACGCTACACCACGCAGCCTATGCTCACTCGTCCACAATGGCGTTTCCACATCAGCCCAACCATCCGTAAGCTGGTTTGGGTCACCGTCTTTAAAGATCATCCGGATTTTGTGTGGTCCGAAAAATTTATACGTAATAAAGACGATGCTCTTGTTTGGAACTTGATGATTGATGGTTACCATATCACCATCAACTGACACATCCCCTTTAGGGTACGGAAATCCAAACAGCCCCGATACTCGCACAGAGGCCGCATTAACAGGCATATGCGTCAGTGTGATTTTATTGGTACCAGGCACCACCTCAGCCGACTGACGAAAATCTATCTCTTTTCGATTGCCATACTTACCCCCGGGGAAGGCGCTAACAGCAACAAACTCATCCCCCAAGTAATAACCATCTAGTGCGCACTGGTTGCACGCCATCGCGAGTATCGAATCTAACGCTGTATTGTGCTTACCGTTGGATTCAATATGCATCAGCGTCCCGCCAACGCGAACACGGCCAAGCACATACTTACGTGTAGAAACGCCGGACCGCACTGTGACGTGCCTGTCCTTGAGGCTGCGGTTATAGGCATCACGCTGTGCACGTTCAGCCTCGCGAGCCTTTTTACGCGCACGACTTTGCTGATACGAACCTAGCGCCAACGACAACGCCATTGTCGCGACGAACTTGCCAACAGCCGTTGAAAGGGCTGCGGCAATAACAGGAACAACTGCTGGCATGCCTACACCTCAAAAGCTGCTACCACATCCGACATTGGCCGGAACACTAAACCATCTACGCCCGGACCACACCAAACTCCAGCCCCGGCAACAAGACCAAATGACTCACGACCATCCACATCAGCCAAAACCAAATCACCACGCTGGGCAAGACCCACAGGCTTTTCAGGAAACGATGCCGCCAACTCACGCATTCCGCCTGCCTGCTTAATCCGCTTTGCTGCACCACTCGCAGACCGATAACCCCGCAGGCCTTCCGCCGGATCAACGCCTGTCATCACCAAAATGCCGTCAGCGGCAAACAATGCACAATCTTGCTGCCCCCACGAAAAAGCCCGCTTGCGGCGGGCTTCTATAAACTCGGCCAACTTCTCTGGCCAATCGCTATGTCGTTTCATCATTTCATCAATGCCTCTCGCGCTGGCCACACCACAACCTTGTCCTCTAACAGATCAGCGTACTCAGCCCCCTTATCACCAGGGTACAAACGCTCCTGATCTGCATTGTTCAAACGTAAAGGAGCAGGACGCTGTAGCTCAGCCTCGTAATGTTCAGCACGTAGTGAAACTGTGCACTCGTTATTGTTCTCAGCAATCGGCATAGAACGGACACGGCCAATAAATTGCACCTTTGGGTCACCGATAAGATCGCCATTCTCTGGATTCACATATGCTTTCAACACGCGAACCAGCCTGCCACGGTAAGGCTCATTTGCCGCAAGCGCCATGATTGAAGAATCAAGCCCTGACATTGAAATAACGATGCCCTCAAAAGATTTTGAGGATTCATGCGCTGCCTCGATCTTCATTAAAGGCCCTGTACGGTGGTACGTAACACCGCTATGGCTCACATCCCAAGGTGAAAGTGCCAGTGCCAGCCTTCCAGATGAGAAATGGACATCCACAAGGGCTATCACCATCCTATGCGGCGCCTTCGCTGCTATTCGCTGCTCAGTTGTTAGCCCCCTGCTCATGACCAGTCCTCAATCAAATCAATGGCAAAACTTGGCCGGTACATTCCAGATCTGTATGGGAACTTCACCGGATCCTCATCCTCTTTTAAAACCCAGAGAATATGCGGCCGGTCCCATACTATTGGAGTCCCTACAGGCTGCGGCAACCGCACTGCCGGGTTTACTTGAACAACCATGCTCCCACTAACGGGAGCAACATCGCTCTCAACCATCAGTAGTTGCCCGCCCAAACCAATAAAGTCACCTGCCCTCAACGTCCCATTGCAGTTCTTTAGCGATAACATGCCATTACCTGCCTTCACAGCAGATGCTAGAACAGGAACCCCGCTTAGTGTTCCATTCGGATAAGGTCTGCCAAAATGCGGAGCAGACAACCGATTCGCACCGCCCCGCAAACTTGTAATCAGCGCCTCTAGGCGCGGCCTACCCGACCACTCCGATGAGTCTGGAAATGTAAGCGTCATCACCCACGCAGCACCCGGCATTTCAAATGTGGAGGTCTTGCCAGAACGTGACCGATTACGCTGCACGTCTTGCTTTAGACCTACATCTGCAGACTCTGGGTAAATGCTGGTCGGCCAAGTTTTTATTGCCATAACTCACCAACAAAAAACCCCGGATGCACCGAGGTCTGAAAATAAAAAAACCACCCGCAGGTGGCGCTATACCTCAACTCGGCCACGCCGAAGCTCTTCGTAAATCTGGTAACGAAGCTGCTTATCGCGCTGATCCAGCATGGCGCTTAGTTCTGCCGCGTTAGTACCAGGCGCAGCGTGTACGGTTGAATAGATGTTTATAGGTTGCTGTTGCTGCTGCTTTGGTGCCATTAACTGAGGCGTGGCAACCGGCTTACTTGCCATCCCACCCATAGAATGCCCAATGCCACGTATGCTTTGACGTAAGGCATTAAACCCAGCCTCACCACCAATAGCTCTGATTTCATCGGCATTTAAAACGCCCTCTCCTTTATGCACTATGCCCGCCGGATCATACTTGCCACCGTCACCGGTATAGCCGCCACTCCAAAGCTTGGCCAACCCAGATAACCCATTACCACCTACTGCCGATGGGCCAAACCACGTAGCCCCTGATAAGCTACCGCCAGTCAGGTTTCCTGTACCAGCGCCGCCGCCAAACAACCCGCCAAACATACTGGCCAGCGGCCCCATGACGGATTGCTGGATCATAATGCGCATCAAGTCACGAATAACTGAATCCGCCAAATCAGAAAAACTTAGCTTACCGGTACGGGCGAACTCAACTAACGAGTCCTCCATCGACTTGAAGGACTTGTTAACCAGATTGCTCGTATTCAGAAAAGCGTTAGCCGCCTCGTCCGCGTAGTTGGCAAGGCCATGATTCGCACCTAGCAACCAACTGCCCTGCATTTCATCAATCGTTGCGTAGTAGTTCTGCTGCATCAATAAGCGACGCTGCAGCTCTGCCTCGATCTTGGCTGTTTCTTCGGCGTACTGCGCTGCCGCACCAGCCTTTGAGAAATCCGTAGCGTTTGCCAGCTGGCGCTGGTACCGCTCAAACTCCTTATATATCGAACGCTGATCCTGCAGGCGTTGCATGGCCTTATCACCCATGCCATACGCATCTAGTTCCCGTTGATATTGAGCATTGGTGTTATCACGGCTGGAAGCCATCTGCTCGATAATCTGAGCCGAGCGCTCCTGTACCTTAACAATTGCCTGATGAGTTTCCTGCTCCTGCTCCAATGAGGCATTGATTTTCAGTTGCGCACGCAACTTACCTTCATTTAGAAGCAAGGACCGCTCATCAGCAGTAAGGGTTTTCTTCGTTTTCAGATCAACAATCTGCTGCTCAAACTCAACCAAACGTTTTTGGTGGGTACCGAGTTTGTCATTGACCTGAAGCTGCGCTCTTAGCGAGGCCTCCTGCTGCTGATAAGACTGGAGCAAACGGGTAGCTTCATCATTTTTTGGGCCACTACCCGTGGTCTTGCGATCTTTGTATTTTTTCTCTATGTCTGCGACCCTGTTCTGATGGGCCTCATAAAGCTTTTCATACTCCGCAGAGCCTTTTTCTAGCCCTTTGGACATCTCTACCCATTTCCTACCCTCAGCAGCAAGATCATCCTGCTTCTTCTGCTGCTTTGAGCGCCCTCCGGTCAGATATTCATGTCTAGCATTCGATAGAGCAATTTGATCACGCTCATGCCCTTGAAGGAGAGCTATGTAGTCCTCTGACTCTTGACGTTTTGCCAGCCTATCTTTCTCTGCCCTCAATTTTACTACCTGAGAGGTAGTAACAGTTTGGATGTTTCCTTTGTAATCAACACCAGGATAATAATCCAGAGCCTTTAATGACGGATTAGCCAAAGCCGCTTCAGCCGAAGCTATTTGTCGGTCAAGATCAGCAATCTGCTCTGCAGTCGTCTTTTCACGACCAATGCCTGCCATTGCATCCCAGCCCTTTCTAGCTGCATCAGCAATAGCGTTCCAACCTCGCTCCAAAACGCCAAGGTTGCTATTTACTTGGTCTAACCGTTCGTTAGTGACACGGCTATATTCATCCTGAGCCAGCTTTGCGGCATCCTGAGTCCGCCCCTGCTCTTCCAGCGCACGTATCTGCTCATAAACAGATAGTGTCAGGAAGTTGTACTGCTGGTTCAACTTAGCGGCATTTTCCGTAGGTTTCTCGCCAAGTTCCACGAACTTATCTATCGTGTCGGAAATCGCTCTACCTACGGTATTGTTAGCCCGTATTGCCGTGCCAGCTACTGTCTCCAACTGATCCCTAGCAATTTTTCCATTACTAATAATCTCTGTTAGCACATTTACAGCCTGCCCCCGTGTGGCTCCTTTCAGGTCGCCAAGCCGAGCAGCCATTGTAGAAACCTGATCGGTAGTAACTCCGACAGCGTTTCCTGTAAGCAGCAACTCCTTATTCAGTTCTTTTAGCTCATTAGATCCTTGGTAGGCCGCTAGGCTGAACGAAGCAACAGCACTCCCCGCTGCAGCAATAGGCAATGGCAGTGCACGCATAACATTGAACAACACATCGCCAGCTGACTTTGTGCCATTTAGCGCCTCACGTAAGCTTTGACCTTGACGCATTAACGCGTCAATGCGCTTACGCTCCACCTCTGAAAGTGAACGGTACTCAGCACGAGCCTCGCGTGTCATCTCGCGAATACTCTCGCTCGCCTTGACCGTTGCCGCCTCAATCCCTGACGCGTCACCCGTGATATCTATCCGAGCTGTACCAACTTTCTGTTCACTCATTTAGCTAACCAAAAATAGATAGACGTAAAAAACCCGCCTGAGCGGGTACTATGTTTTTGAAACAAAAGCGCTACCGGAAACGCAAGTTTGGGGCAGCAGGAAGTAACAATTTAGGAATAGAAGTGTTCCAGCATGGCCGACTCAATCACCCTGACCCCATCCATAACTTCATCAATCCCTTCTTGACCTAAGCCCTGCCTAATCAAGTCATCAATGAATATCTGATAGTTAAGCCCAGCAGGGCCAGCAGCACCCTGAAACCATTGCGTCTGATACCGTAAGTAAAGCGAGAATGCAGGCCAGTTTTCTGGGAAAACATCTACATTAGGCTCTTTGTAGTGCTTTGGTAGCATCCCTGTGCCTTTAAGCTGCTCGGCTGTCGGAGCCTTCCAGACAAAAGCTGCGACAGCCTCTTTTAGTTTCCCTGCAGTTTTGTCCTGCGAGTCTGGTGAAACCCAGCAATAATTGCATCGCAGATACCAGGGCGCTCGTCCTCCATTTCCATAATGCCTTCAAGTGAAAGGGAGTAATCAGTCTCCATATCTTTCACTAGATACACCACCATGGAAGGCATAAAGGGAGCACTAGAACCCTCTAAGTCCTTGAGCCAGTTCTCAAGCTCACTTGGCTTGCGGTTGTGGTATGTCAGCTTGAGCTTGATGCTTTCGCCACCACCAACCAACTCTAGCTCAGCAGGAAACGACTTTGGCGCATTACCTTTTTTAATCGCCATTACGCACCCGCTTCAATCAAGGTACCGCGAGAACTGCGCAAATAGAAATTCGCTGCGTTCTTCATAGGTTGACCAGAGTTCAAGCCCATGCTGGGGTTAAAGTGGAGATAGCCGCTTTCATAAATCGTATCCCCATCAGGCAATTGAATACGAAACACCGTCAACAAGCGCTTCACCGATACCGCCTCTGCTGCTGCATACCAAGGCAACTTAGAGTCATGATCCAAGCTTAGAGAAAACTGTCGAGCAGTCTGGCCCACTGGAACTTGAAACTCTTGTCCCTGAGGATCTTCGAGATACTTCCCTGTGTAGGTCTGCGGCTCACCACCAGAACTGGTCAGTTCACCTTGCTGACTAAAGTCCACAAACTCAGTAGCAATCAGAACAGCCCCTGCACCACGGCCTTCAACAAACATTGTTGTGTCGGTCGTATCAATGCCAAGCAATTCTGTGCCTGCTGTCGCATCCACTTTCCCTGCGACAGATACACGGTTCGCAATCCCACCCCACGGCGATTCGATCAAAAGAATATCGCCTTTATTAATTTTTCCTGCAGCATGTTTAATGATGGCTGGCTTTGCATTGGAAATCTCAGTAAACGGAATAGCAACACCAATCTTTGTCGCGAACCCCACTACCGAGCCATCTGGAAATTTGAGTGCCATTTAAGGCTCCTTAAAAGAAAAAACCGCTCAATGGCGGCATCAAATACAAAAAAGCCCAGAAGTATCTGGGCTAATGAAGTTGCAGTGCTGGCTGTATTTCTTGCTCTAAACGCTCACGACGGGTTTTCAGATCTGGTATTGCCCTCTTGCGCTCTAGCATCAGCCTTGAGCCAAAAGAAGCCCTGACCTGAGTTCCTATCTCTTCAGCTACCAATGCTTGCAACTGTTGGTACAGATTCTGCGTTCGTTGGCTTAACGCATCTCGCATGCGATAAAACTCAGCAATCAAGCCCGCTTTAAACTCAATCACATCATCTGTATTGCGCATAAGCGAAATCAACAAAGCCGCTTGCCGTTCATTCAGCATTGCGTATTCGGTCGACTTTGCAAAACCACCCTGTGGCAGAGATTTGCCCTTTCGGATTTCAAATCCGAGTGGGCCAAACCTTCCCAGCGTTTCAGCGTGTTTACGCACCAACTTAATAACGCTGGCGTGCTGTTGGCGCATGCCACGCGCAATCACCAGACTGGATGCCAGCGGCTCCCCGCTCACTACCAACACAAGCGGCCCAAGACTATTCATTTCAACCCCCGAAAAGAAAAGGGCCGCCCAAAATGGACAGCCCCGGACTTTTCAAAGCTCAACCACCACTAGGGCTCGGCGCCTACCGATTTAAGGATGCCAAGAAACTAACACTCAACGCTCTTTGATCCAGACGCTGAAATCCTGTCTAGTACCGTAGAGCTTCAATACATCTTCGTACTGCGATACACGCTGCCCAACGGTTGATGCTGATGGGAACTTATCCTTACCCTGCTCTATGATTTGCTGTCGTACATTCAACGCCAAAGCACTTGCCTCGGCCCTGCTTTTAGACCAGCAAAAAACCTGCACTCGGTAATGCTCACAATCAGGCAATCGACGCTCAAGATAGTCTTTAGCCTCACCGCCGACAACTTGGTAAATAATTAATGGAAAGGTAGGATTTTCTGGTGTCACGTCTGGATAACAACGCTGACTAACCAAAGGCCCCAGCAGAGAAAAAACAGCGGCTTCTACAGTCATACGTATTTCTCCAGCTCTGAAGGGTTCGCAAGCAGCTCGTCCAGTCGCTCTCGTCCACGCGCCATCCCAATCTCGATAGCCAATGAACTCACAGCCTCAAATGCGGGCCTTAGAAACGGATTGGCTGAAACCCACTCCGCTTCTGCTAATTCAGCTTTTCGGGGAAAGTCCCCTGCAACAACGTTATAGCGCCAGTGCCCAAACTCAAGCAGATGCCCATGAGGTGCTTTACGAGCGTTCCACGTCACTGAATACACAAAGCGGCCCTGCGCCGAATCAGAGCGATTATCTGAATATGCCAAATAAATAGCGTCGCGTAACAGGCCAGGCTTAGGTGGTTTCTTTGCATTTGCACCACCCTTTAGACCTGTAGAGCCGTCATACACTGGCGCTCGATCCTTCGCCTCATCACGAAATATCTGTCCTGATGCAACCGCCATAGACCTAGGTAAGTGCATCTTAGCCGCCACGCCTAAACCCTCTAAACGCTTCACGGCCTCTTCTACATCAAAGCTAAAGGTGGTTTCAACCATCCATGCCCCCTTGTCGGCAGACAAGATCAGTCCACACTTTATTGGCTACGTCATGACGCACCTGCTTGATGTCAAACACCATGCCATCGCACTCAACACACATAGCGTCAGTGATGCCTTTGCGGTACCGGATTCGGAACGAGTACGCATCAATGGAGGCCGACACATTCCCTGCGTTACGTGTCACCCCCATACCCGTTTGCGTTTTAACCCACGCCCACGGCCGCGCAATAACCTCGCCTTTACCAATAGGCTGCCCAGTCTCATCCTGACCTGCATCTTTGTGGCGAATAACAATGCGCCGGTTTAACTTACCTGCCGGCAGTCCGTCTTTATCAGTCATAGCGTTTAGAACCCACTTGGAACAGTAAAAGACGAGAGCAGGAAATCCAGATTACGGATTTTCGTGTCTTTAGAAGTCAGATCGCGGTCTTTATACATAAAGCCAATCACCATCAGCAACCAAGACCGCAGCTGTGCGGGGCACGTCTCACGATCAAACCCCGCCTCAAACTGCACATCCAAAAGCGATGCCGAGGAAACCTGCTCTGCAATGATGACCGAGCGTTTTGCCACCATATGATGCTGAAACGCCACCGGTACACCACCTGACAACACTGATTCAATTTTGGTAATGTTCCCCTTTGAAAGTGATTTGCCAGAAACAATGGTTTCTTTGTAAATGCCCTTACGTAAAATCGAGCCGGTGATTTCTTCGGCTATACCACGGGCACCGGGAATCAACACCTGTTCTATGTAGGTGTTTTCTTCATCGATATCGCCATCAGCTTTGACCTGCACCACAACTTCGTCAAAGCTGATCAGTTCATCACCTACTGGCTCAATTAGCCGCAGCATTACCACCCTGCTTACCAGCAGTGCCTTTACCTTTTTCTGGCACATGCTTCTCAGCAATATTGCGCTCAATCAGCAAATCGGCCTTGTCTTCTTTAAAACCAGCCACATCACCAACCGTGTAGGCACCGCAGTTTTTCAAGAATTTCACTTGAACCATGACAACTCCAAAATAAAAAGGGTGCACTAAGCACCCTGTATTAACGCGGGATTAAGCGCCCCACTGAACGTCGATCAGAACAGCAACAGACTCGACGTGACGTGGGCCAAAGTCGTGTTTAGCAATCACGCGAATCAATGTTTGGTCGCGCTGGAAAGCCGACACTGTTTTGCCTTCGCCGTCTGTATAGGTAGCTTCTTTAGAGAAGTCGATAACCAGGCGTTTATCTTCCCCGATGAAACAATCACCGAAGTCAGCCAAGTAGATTTCGGAGCCGTTAGAGTCTTGACCAACAGCAAGGTTTGTCGGGATCTGAGTGGTACTACCAACTGGGTAGCCCATCAAAAAGCCTTGATCCAACTCTGGGTAAACCTTGTTACCGTTGCCATCACGCAATGCTTGCAAGAAACGCTTTGTACGCGGTGCCATTACCCAACCTACCGCAGTCATATTGGCATCGGCAGACTCAAGAACCAGCACCAACTTGTTCAGCTCAATTGAAACCTGCTCAACTGTTGGCTTAGGCTGCGCAGCTGCATACACGTTTTGGGTAGGTGCCCAGTAACGTAAACCTTTAGGCGTGTCGCTGGTACCGTTGTCACGGATAAAGGCCTTATCTTCACGAGTGCCCATAGCCGCAGTCAGGTCATCCACAACCAGCTGATCCACATTTGGGTTTGCACTGGAAGTGGCAATCAAGTCATTAGAAATCGGCACCAGACCTACCAGCTTCTTGGCCGATAGTTTCAAGTCACCAAACTCTTGCTGGCTAGTAGGAATATCAGAGTCAGCGCCGATGTAGCCAACCACCGCACCGCCCTTCAAACGAGGGATGCTGAGATTACCGTTATTCAGCGGCATAGGGCGCGCACCCAGCTTGCGCACTACCGATTTAGGGCGCAGGAGTTCGATCACTTCAGTAGCAAGGTTCTCGGGCACCAACACACCACCAGCACCAGGAGTTAGCGTATTGAGTGATGCTGCAACACCATCTCCATAGCCTCGGTCCATTGCGATTTGTGCTGCTAATTGGCTGTTACCCTGCGCAGCTGCCAACGCCAAGACCATACGCGCCATACCGGCACCCTGTGCCTCTGGAACGCGCGGCGTTGCTGGCACGGTATTAGTCTTGCGCACATGGCTGTCAACAGGCGTTGCCGCTTGTGCGGCCATACGCTCTGCCGTTTCTAAACGCTCGATAGAAGCGGTCAGATCGTTAAATTTTGCTGATAATTCGGAAAAATCAGACATCTGCTCCACGCTTAGGGTCCCGCTTTCTTTTTCTGCGGTTGCCAGAGCTTGGATTTGATCGTTAATTTTTGCGCGTTCAGCACGAAGTTCATGCACTTTAGGCATTGTTTTCCCCATAAAAAAAGCCACCCGTAGGTGGCAAGACATCATTTAGTCGCGAACGCGCCTAAATACGATTTTGGATTTCCATAGCCGCCGCACGGGTGGCCACACTGTTTTTCTTTGGAGTACTTGCACGTTTTTGTGCAACCTCCGCTGCAATTCGGTTTACAGCCGCCTGCGGTGACTCAACAGAATCAGCAAAGCCCATTTCTACGGCCTTCTGACCAAAGAACACACCAGCCTCTGCTGCTTTTACTGATGCAACAGACATGCCCCGATTACGGGCAACGATATCGGTGAAGGTTTCGTAATTGTCGTTAACCAGATTGGTTAACCACTGCCCTGCCTCTTCGGTCAAAGGTGCATGGCTAGCCAAATCATCTTTACGCGCGCCAGCAAAAATAGAGGTAATTTTTATGCCTTGTTGCTCATGGCGCTTGCTCAGGTCAATATGGCGGGCAATAACCCCCACCGACCCCACACCTGAGCTGCGCGAGACGATAAGGTTTGTCGCGGCAGACGCAATAGCAAAACCTGCAGAGTACGCGCCAAAGTTGGAAATGGCGGTGATGGGCTTAGCAGCACGCGCCGCATAAATATCATCCACTAGCTCAAAACACCCCAGTGTCGAGCCGCCCGGACTATCTATATCCAAGACAATATGTTCAACACTTGGATCATTTATTGCGGCGTTCAGCATGCCGCGTATTTCTTCGTAGCTTGTCATGGAGTAACACGGGTCTAGGTGCGTGTTGCGCGACACCAGGACACCATGAACAGGCAACACATAAACACCAGTATCTTGAGCTGCTTGCAATCGCCGCTCAGATGGTGATACTGCCTGTGCTTCTGCACCGTCATGCTGAGCAGTTGCACCATGAACATTGACAATATTCAGGTTTATGGCCTGATTTGCCCAGTGCACAGCCATATCGAGCACATCCTCTCGGATAAGCTGCGGCGTATTAAATATCAGGCTGATTAGCCGATGATGGTTTTTCATTGAAGTACCTTGTTAATTTCGGCCAAAGCCTTAGCTTCGTCTGTGTTAGTCGGAAGTCCTGTGGCGGCATCAGCCATGTTTAATGGCTGCAAGTACACATTCCCACCAGGTATAGGAGGAAGGTTTTCAAGCTTGCGAATATCGTTTACAGACAACCAACCCCACTGCCGTGCAATTGCATACGCTTTGTAGCGGGCCTCTTGATTACCCCGGAGCAATCCGCCAATGTTGAACTCAATGTAGAGTTCATCCATTTCGTCCAGTCTGAGAAAGTCACGCTGCATTGCGCTTTCGTGTCTTCTAATCCACGGCAGCAAGGCATAAATAACAAACTGGATTTGGAGGTTTTCAACGTTGTTGTAGGTCGCCCCCTCCATTACGGCCAGCATAGGCAATGGGATTTTCCAGATACGCGCCATATCTGCACCGGTCAACGTCAACGCTTTAATCAAATCGGCGTCAACGTTACTCATTGAGAGGGGCCTAAAGGTCATCCCCTCCTGCAGCATCGCTACCTTTCCCTTGTTCCCTGAGCCACCAAAGCGCTGCTGCCAATCATCAGTTATGTCATCCACAACCTTTTGATCTTTAATGGCTGGTGCTTCTTTTGGGCGCTCCAAAACCCCCGATAACGCCGTCCCATTCACAAAGGACTTGGCGGAGTATTCTGACAATGCCAGCGAGTAACCAATCGCGTTAGCGTGTAGGACAATCGGTGACACACCCACATAGTTATCAAACGACATCCAGCGCACATGATGAAAGTATCGCTGTGGGAGCCTGTCATCACTTCCTGCTATTTGGTAGTAAGGACATAAATCCCCTCCCTTCCAAACAGTCATGCGGTCAGGGTCCATCGGAAACAAACCAGTGATAACGCCTTTACCATCACGCTCAATATAGCTGTAGGAGTTACCCCGCAAACCAGCTGACATTTGGCTAAATTCTCGATACTCGAACGAGGTCTGCCAAGGGTTTGGCCTGTACTTCAGGATGTTGTATAGAGGGTGATCTGTGGCGGCTTCTCGACCGCCATTTGGTAGACGGCGATAAAGCTCAATGGGCAACTGCGCAATACTCTCTGCAAGCAAAGACACGCAGTTCTGCAGGACAGGAATTGCCATTGCGCTCTTGGCATTTACATCCTGCCCTGCAGCTGAACGGGAACTCCCCAACAAACCTGAAAGCCAACCAGAACCACCCTGCCCACTATCGGTGGCTCTTCTAAACAGCATTGCGATCTAGCCCTATTCCAAAAACAATCAATAAAACGCCACCCACTATGGCGGCCCATGCTGGTGAAATCTGAGCAATACCGCTAACCAACGCAATGAAGCCCGCAAGCATGCATACCAATGCGATTTTTTCCTGACGATTCAAATTCCTACTCCTTGCTCATAAATGCTGGTTTCTTCTTTAGCGATAGGCAGCATGACGCGACCAATAGCCATAATTAGCGCTACGGCTCCGTCAATTTTGTTATCTGTGTGTTGTTTAGTAGGCCGCACAATATCGTCGCTACCAGGTAAGTGACGCCCCACTACGTTTGAAATACACCAGCTCATAATGGGGTTGCCATCATGGTGAAAGCGCCCAGACAAAATAGCCGCCTCAAGTTCTTTCATTGGGTCGGACATATTCGTGAAGTTCTGGACAATCGTGATTGGGCTTAGCCCTTCATCATCCAATTGGTGCGACAAGTTAGCTGCACCGTGTGGATCTAAAGGCGTTGCGATGACTGGCGACTGAGCATTGATTTCTAGTGCCTCAGCCAGAATGTCACGGTAATCAATCTCCGCACCATGAGTCTGTATCAAGTGACCAGAAGCTACCCAGCTCTGGTAGCGATCTGCCATGCGCCTGTTATCGCTACTGGTTACTGTGTCCTCTGGTACCCAAAAGGTAGGCGAAACACAGTAGTAGTGAATCTTCCCGTCGATCACCTCATGAAATAGCGGCACCATTGCGGTAAGGTCAATCTTGGACGCCAAGTCAGCCCCTATTACGCAATCCCAGCCAGCAAAGCGCTCTAATGTCAGGGTTCGGTCAATACAGGGATCGGCTACGTACTTTGCCATGTTGAAGTAACCACTCTTAGCCGCCGTCCACACATTTAAGTGCTTATTCTTAAAGGTGGTGGAAAACCGCGCCCGACGTATGGCCTGCTGTTGCTGAGAAACTAGGTAGTCCTCATTAACCGATACCCCCATGTTGGGATTGGCCTTAGCCAACACCTTGGGGTCGGTCCAGTCGTCGCCCTCGTCGATTGTCCAAATCCAGCCAAACAGCTCATCATTGGGGACAATGCCCTCAAGCATTTCAATGACTTCTTGCCGCTTGTCGTAACACGGGCCGGAGATATTCGCCCCCGCCGTCGTGATGATGAACATAAGCGGTTGCTCACGCGCACCCATACCTGTTTGCATAGTGACGTATAGATCGTCAGCCATATGCTCGTGATACTCATCGACAATGGAGCATGAAGGCGATGCACCATCACCCGGATTACCAATAACAGGCTCAAACCGGCTCCCATCCTCTGGGCGATTCATGTTGCCAGCATTAACCTCAATACCGAGCAACGCCTTTAACTCTGGTGTACGCATGACCATCAAACGTGCTGGCCTAAATACCTCCCACGCTTGCTTTTCAGTAGTAGCACCGCTGTACACCTCTGCGCCAAACTCACCATCAGCGCAAAACATGGCAAGCCCCACACCGGCAGCAATTACGCTCTTACCGTTTTTACGTGGCACTTCCCAATATGATTCTCTGAACCGGCGTAATCCGTCCTTTTTTCTTAGCCAACCAAAGGTGCAAGCCATGCCAAATAACTGCCATGGCTCTAGAATGATTTTCTTTTTTTCCCTCGCCCACTTGCCTTTTGTGTGCGGCATGTACTCGATGAGTTTGATTTTTTTCTCAGCCTGAGCCGGATCAAACTTATAAGGAAAGTCTCGCTTTTTGCTTTTGACTATTTCGTCTAAATGACGCTGGCAGGCTAGAGTTATGTATCGGCAACATGGTATTTTGCCGCGCACGACATCGCGGGCGAACTGCGTTGCAGCAGCCACCCGTGGGAACTTCGCTTTTGACATTTCACATGTTTAAGATGCCGGCTAGCTCAGCAGTAGGGTCCTGTTTCTTGGGACCCAACAGTCTCTGTCGACTGGATGGGTCGAGGCCAAGCAAAGATCCAAAGGTTGCCATTTGCCTTGTAGCCTCGTTGATGATTGTCGCCGCTGGGTTCTTAACGATCCCACCTTGCGCCCCTAGGACAGTGATGCCGTTCTTAGCAATATCCTCTTCGGCTAATCGGAATCTACCGTAAGCCGCACAATAAAACTCTAGGTTCTGAATATCGGTTGCCTGTAGCACCTGCTCTGCACAGAGTAGCGGTGCCAAGTGCTCCCACAAATCTCGGCCTGATCCTTCCAACCAGTCCGGTGCATCAATATTGACTACGCCACCAAACTCAGGCGCATCTTTGTTCAGTGCGCGCTTACCAGGATTGCCCGCAGCAACCTTGCGCTCGGTCGGTTTTGGTCTACGACCTGAACGCCCCGGAACACCCGCCATACCCCCTCCCACTAAATTTCATTTTACGCGGGGATAAAAATCTACCTAGACGGGCGGTCTAGGAAAGGAAAAGATTTGGGGTTTTATACCCCCCCTACCCTGCGCCTGCTCGACTCCCTGCGTGTTTTTTCCTTATGACAGTCCTCGCAAATGGTTTGCAGGTTCTCATAAGCATCCGTTCCACCCTCTGCTTTGGGGATACGGTGATCGACTTCATTACCATACGTCACTAACCCCTTAGCTGCGCACGGCCTGCATTGGCGACCATCTCGCTTCAGCACAAATCTGCGCTTGCGTTGCCACTCCGCACCATAACCACGCTGCGATGATGTGCCGCGCTCAGGAGCATTCCACCCAGACTCTTGATCTAAATGCTCATCACAATAGCCACCTGCATTTCTATGGGGGCGCCTGCACGTTTTAACCCTGCATGGTTTTTGTATTCTTCTTGTCATTGCACCGTCACCTTCTTAGTCACCTGGCATAGCAAATACTTCTTTGCCCGTATCTAACACCACACTGACGTCTACTTCATATCATCTGTACCTAATATAAGAAACAGGCGAAAATATGCTTTTTCATAAGCAACTTAGTGGAATAAACAATGCACACCTCTGTAAACCCTAGTTCAGTCTTCAATAGTCTTCAGTATGGGTTTAGCCAAGCTGTACTAACAAAAGAGGGGAGGCACCTTTTTTTGTCTGGCCAAGTCGCAACAGATAAAGATCAAAACACCATAGCTACTTGTATGAAAGAGCAGACAAGAGTCTGCCTTGAAAATATAGAAAAAGTGTTGCTGGCCACACAAGCCACAAAAGAGCATATTGCAATGCTTCGCATCTACATCAAAGAAGATGCAAACAATCCAGACAATCAGATGGAAATCACTGATGCTCTTAAAGACTTCTTCCAAACAAACCCACCAGCTTCATCATGGGTAGTTGTTACCGGTCTTGCATTGCCAGAGTGGTTAATTGAAATAGAGGCTCAGGCAGTCATTCCAACAGAAGCATAGCCCAAACTTTTTGTTCCAAGCCTCTATTGATTGACATGCGTAAATCCTAACCCTCGCAGGCAGGTCAATTTCCTTCACCCATGAAAAAACCACCCGAAGGTGGTTATATACCTAAGCAGCTAAAAGCCTCTTGGGCTCATCTGCTAATTGAAGAATCGTTCTGTGAGACTTCTCGTTTAGCCCGAGAAGTTTCACTGCAACCCCTTTAGCGTTGAGCTTGGTGTGTATTTTCTCGATAATCTCCACAGCCGTTATGTCCCAGACATGTGCATCAGAGAAATCTAGAATCACCTCTGGTATTGGCTCATTTAGATCAATCTCATCGATCACTTGATTCGCTGAAGCAAAGAACAACTGCCCCTTGATCTTATAGATCCTCGATTCCCCTTCATCGCTCAAGTAGTTATATACACTTACTACACCAACTACTTTATTTGCAAAAAACACTGCCGATAACAATACCCCTGTTAACACTCCCTTTGACAGGTCATGCGTCCATACCGTAACGATTACAGTTGCTACCATCACAACACTAGAGCTCTTAGGATGCGTCACTAAAGTGTTAAGCGACTTCCAATCAAAGGTACCTATAGACACCATAACCATGACAGCAACTAAGGCCGCCATCGGAATCATTCCAACCCACTCACCAAAGAACACAATTAAGATCAATAGAAATACGCCTGCACAAAGTGTAGAAAGTCTCCCTCTGCCACCTGCTCTAACATTGATTACTGATTGGCCTATCATTGCGCAGCCTGCCATACCGCCTAGAAAGCCCGTCACAATGTTCGCTGTACCCTGACCTAAACACTCTCTATTCTTATTGCTTGGTGTGTCTGTCATATCATCAACAATGGATGCCGTCATTAACGACTCCAGCAGACCGACTATTGCTAGCGATACAGAGTACGGCAAGATGATTAGTAGTGTTTCTAAGTTAAAAGGAATGTCTGGCAGCAAAAACACAGGCAAAGAGTCGGGTAAGGTACCCATATCACCTACCGTTCTCACCTCTATCCCAAAGGTAAGAGTAACGACCGTCAATAACACAATAGCTACGAGTGGTGATGGAAGTACATTGCTTATGCGTGGTAGTAGATAAATGATACCTAAGCCAGCTGCAGTTAGTGCGTAGACATGCCATGTAACATTGGTCAGCTCTGGAAGCTGGGCCATAAAAATTAGAATAGCCAACGCGTTGACGAAGCCAGTCACAACAGAGCGTGACACAAACTTCATTAGCCTTCCCAATCCAACAGCTCCAGCCACAATCTGCAGCATGCCTGCCAAAACTGTTGCTGCCAACAAGTACTGTAAGCCGTGTTCCTTAACCAGCGTTACAACCACTAAAGCCATTGCCCCAGTAGCAGCTGAGATCATTCCCTGCCTACCACCTACGAATGCGATGATCGTGGCAATACTAAATGAGGCATACAGCCCTACTTTTGGATCTACTCCAGCAATAATAGAAAAAGCTATAGCCTCTGGAATAAGAGCTAAAGCCACAAGCAAGCCCGAGACTACATCTCTGCGGGCATTAAAAAGCCAAATGGATTTCAAATTCAACATGCAGATTCCTATCTGCACGGCGAGTGACAAGACTTTCTGGAGCTAGATAAAGGTAGAACCGAGACGCCACGATGCCACCCGCTGTGCTTCATCAACGAAAAAATGTGAGAACAAGCAGGTAGCAATAATTTACATGGGTATAAAGAGGTAAAAATTGTGGGAAGTCGCAGTTTAACATAGGCCCTATACAAAACTCTGTCGATCTCACGGTGGTCAGGCCCAGAACACCAGCTTATAGCTAAAGATTGCCTCAGAACAACTCATGCCGCACACGTAATCATTGTCAGATTTTGTAATCTACAAATCTGGGTACAGCATTGAATGAGCGCTTTTCAGTTACTATCGATTATGAGTTTTTTTCTACTTGATATAGGGCAAAAAATGGATATTGTGGAAAACAAAAACGCAGATGAAAAGCTAAAGAACCTTACGCTAATAATTTACATTCTCTACTTGGCATCAGTTTTCATCGGTGTGACGGCTATTGCTGCCATCATCATTAACTATGTCAAAAAAGATGACGTAGCCGGCACTCTCTACGAGAGCCACTTCCGTTGGCAGATACGCACCTTTTGGTTTGGCATACTCTGGGCTGTGATTGGTGCAATAACAGCAGTTTTTTTTATTGGTTTCCTTATTCTTATCGCAACAGGTATTTGGCTGTTGTACCGCATGATTCGCGGCTTGCTTGCACTGAATGACGGTAAACCCATCTATTAAGTTAGAGTGTGCTGTTCAGCAGCAAAAAGCCCGCCAACCTAACGATTGACGGGCTTTTTCTCCACCGCACTTCCAATAGACGCAACTTCTCAACCCCTATGTTACCGTTTGCGTTACCGAATGTGCGACGTGATGTTATCGTTCGGTAACATTTGCCCTGCTGGACGCCAGACATACATATCTCCATAGCGTCCCGGCTCCGGTTTAACGATCTCAACCAATCCATGCTCTGCTAAAGCACGCATCGCCCGTTGAATCCCTCTCTCATACTTAGCGCGCTCACCTTTTGGTAGTACGCGCCCTTTAGATACATGACGTACCAGTTCATACATCCGAAACTGGCGACCAGGATAGCAAGACAACAAATCACCAGCATTAGCATAGATACTCACTTAAACGCCCCCCAAACCTTTTTTCTAAAACTCAGCAGTGCTAACTTGTAGTAGCTCACTGTTATCCCTATTTTTTTGCTAGCTACCGCCGCCCTTATGTGGTCGGGCATATTGCCGTACTCTTTGACCCTTGTGTATTCTGCATGCAGCACCCTACGGTCTTCATGCGGCAGCTTCTGATAGATCCCTTCTACCTGCTGCGCACGCTCATAGTTCACCGTCTCATACCCCGGCTCATCCTCCTCCACATCTTGGAACGGATACATGCACTGGCGCGCCTCCTGACCAATACGACGCGGGCCGGGCATACTACCTACCCAATGCATCCGCGCCCAGTTTTGTATCTCGTACTCGACCCATGAAGGTATTTGCATCACACCTCCCGTATTTCAATACTATGTACCTTTAGCATTAGCTTGCGTTTAATGCGGTACGCCTCTGTACGTACACCCTTTACATCCTCAACGACCTGCGCACCGTCCTCGATGTAAACGAAGTCCGCCACGTAGGAACATCGCTCTTCGGCTTTTCCATCTGACTTACGCTGCGTAGGTATTAGCTCGTAGCGTTTCTGTAGCTCAAGGTTAGAAATTCTGCCAGCCTGAAGTAGCAGCTTCAGCGCCTGGTACCGCCTAGCCTCTTTCTTGCTATCGAACTTATGACCGTCAACAACTGTTTTGACGTTCTTGTATTTGGATGCTTTCTTGCGCCCCCGCGCTGTTATGACTGCCGCCATCACAACCTCCACTGGCTTGGTTTAGCGCTTCTGAACGCATTAAAGAACTGCGGCACACCTCGCTTAACACCAAAGTGCTGCAGTGTGGTGCGGTACCCAGATTCGCACACTAGGTCTAGGTACTTATCCACTGTTTCAGCTCTACCCTGCTTACCCCACCAGCACGCTATGACTGGCTGACACTGCTCAAGCTGCTCTAAGGCCCACGCACTTACCTCTGGCCAATAGTCATCCCTAAAGCTGTACGGGTCTAAGAACAGTAGATCAACACCGCCCCCGCCCATTGCCTTAGCTTTGATTTCACAGTCCTGCACCGACACACGATCAATATCGAGTGGCGCACGCAGAAACACAAAACCGACCGACGGTACCGAGGCATCCCACTGATTGCGGTACCCAATGCTGCATCGGTTGTCTGCTGACCATGTATACACACCGTTCATGCCGCCACCTTTGCTCTGTGGCTTTCCCAGTTAAACACTACAGCCTTGCCGCCCCCTTCGCGCAAACGGTCAAAGACACGCTCACCTAGGTATTTCTTTAATGGCTCCATCGCCAAGTTGCTGATAATGATGGTGGGCTTCATCTGCTCATAGCGGCCGTTGATAATCTCGAAAAGGATCATTTCTTCGGTAGCGCTACCAAACTGCACTCCTACCTCGTCAATGATTAGCAGGTCTGGTGCAATCAACGCATTAATGGCTTGGCGTTCCGTCTGTGTAGCGCCATGGCCATAGGTTTCTTTAACACTGCGTACAGCCGACAGCACCGAGGTAAAAACTGCCGTGTAACCTTGAGCAATCAAAGCATGTGCTGCCGATGCCGCTAGGTGTGTTTTTCCTGTGCCTACCGTGCCCATCAAAATCAGGCTACGACCCGATGAAAGGCTGTCTGCAAAGTTTTCCGCATACTCACGCACTGTTTCCAAAGCCTTGGCAGAGTTGGAGCACGTGGCACGATAGTTTGCAAAGCGACGATCCATGAACCGTGGAGGAATGGCGGCTCGCTGCATCGTGTTATTCATCACAGCTTGGCGACGCCCTGCGTTGATATCATCAATAATTTTCTGCGTATCACTTTTAGTGCCCGCCTCAGTGCATGCAGGGCATGTGGTCCAAAACTCCGTTCTTCCCAGAGTGACGTGCTGTGACTGGTATTCGCCGTGCTGATCGCAGCAGCGTGTAGCGACCTCTGCGCCTTGCATGGCCTTAGAAACTTCCATCATTGCCCACCCCTTTGCTGTAATCCTGACCCGCGAAACCCTCGCCTTGGTTGCCAGTTGCTTGAATCCCTGAGCCCTTAACCCATGCAGCCTTAAAGCCTCTCCACGAACGCTCTACACATTCAGTCAAAGCAGCCTCCAAGGACCAGCCAGCAATCCCAGCCTCACGTTTGACGCCATCCAGTGCCAGCGGAGTCAGCTCATGACCCAGTTTTTTACGAAGTGCCAGAAACTCTTTGGCTACTTTTTCAGAAACACCATCCGCCATTAGTTCATCCAAAGAAACTGGAAGCACCGGCCCTGACGGTACCTCTTGTGGTTCTATTACGGTTCCTTGATGGTTATTGGTGGTTATGGGTGCAGGATTTGCGGGGGTTTGGTGTGTAATTGTCCGCTTTGATCGTGTACACGTTTGAACGGCCATTACGGTCTTCAACCGCCAAAATCTTTACCTCTTGCAGAAACTTAATAGCGTTCTGTACCGCACGCTCAGATAAGCAGGTACGCACAGCAATGTAAGCAACAGACGGCCAGCACACACCATCGTCATTGGCGTTATCAGCCAGACTGATCAATACAGCCTTCTGGCTTGCATTCATGCCCTGCAAAGGCCAGCATTGCGTCATAATTATTGTGCTCATAGCGCCCCCAAACTGGTGACGTACTCTCTAGGTACTGGTAAAATAATCAGCATTCAATAGCCTCACTTTGTTGAATCGCCCCCAGAGCTGTTAGCGCAGCTGCTGGGATTTCTTTTATCTGCTGTAGGCATGTGGCCAACAACTCGTATTCAGTGCCGTAAGCGGCTTCAAATCTTTTCTTCCATGGATGCACTGCAATAAGACCAGGCGCACCTGTGCCGTCTTGATGATGGCCAGCGCATAGTGGCAATACATGCCAGTGGGCATTTGGTTTGGTGCGTCCATCAATGTGATGGATACTGACCTCTATCTGTTCCCTACCCTCTACACGGCAAGCAGCACACCCAAGCGCAGCTAACTGATCGTGAAAGCGCTTCTGCTCTACTGTCACTGGACGGCCTTTCATCCCCCGCGACGCCATCGGCTTCTTCTGACTTGTCGTGGGCTTTTGGGGGCGGTTCATACCTCCCTTTGGTTCCCACGGCTTCTTAGCGCGTAGTGGTTTCTTGCTGGCCCGCAAAGTGCTGTTAAAGGCTTTCACTACAGACCTCTCCATAATGCAAACAAAGCCAAGCCAGCAAAAACTGAGCCAAACGAAACGGACCACACATCAGGAAATCGCGGGGCGAGATAAATTGCCGACATAATCATAAAAAACTGCCAGTACGTCATTGCTCTACTCCTGTCGCTGTCTTCAAAGATGATGGCAACGTGAATGCCAAGCCCTTACTCGCTATCAAACGCAAAAAATCAGCAGGTGGCAGCTTCGCTAAGCTATCGACACCTGTTGCTTCATAAATTGCAGCCTTGATCGCAAAAGTGCGGCTTGCCTTGTCTTGGTCATGATTCACACCAAACGCTTTGGCTACGCGCGGGTTGTTAAACCAACCTAGTTTGAATAGGTCTGTGTAGTCGGTGCCGTAGGCTGGGCGTGCGCCCCCAATAAAGCTTGATTTAGTCATTTGGAATCACCAACCCTCTTTTCAGCATTACCTCTTCAATAGAGGCTCTAGCACCTCTAGCTGTCCCGATGGACTCGCACAACTCCTTATGTGCCTTGAAATGCGCCTCGTCAGAAGCGTTCTCGCTCAAAGCAATAAGAGCCAGCGTCGCCTCTGTGTTTTCTTTCAACACCACCTGAGCTTTCTTACTTGGGTCAAACTCACCATCAGGGCACGCCACCATCATTCGTGGCGAATAGCCGAATGGACGCAGGATTTCACATACATAGCCGTAACGCAGGTCGTTAGGCATCGCCGCCAGTACAGACTGCTCAAAATTCATCGGCATAAAGTTGGACTCTTTCGTTTTGTCATCCAACCAACGGAAAACACGATCTGCAGCGTTCTTGGCTAACGTGAAGGGATCACCATTAGTTTCAAAACGAATGCCTGTCACCTCGGACATGCCGAACTTCTGGTGCGCCTCAACAATTGCCAGCGCTACCGCCTCCCTACTTCCCACACGAACACGCCACAGATCCACGTAGTGCATCAGCGTTGCTAATTTCGAGCGGTGCGATTCATTTCGCATGACCATGATTCCTGTGTTGAGTAAAGTGCTTTCATGCACATAAATGAAGGGATAAGGAACTCCCCCAATGACTCAGACCGAACGCTTACTACAACAAGCCAAATCAATCTGCGCCGGCGTCACTGAAAACTCAGAAGTCAGTGACCAACTGCTGTGCTCTGTCTTTGAGCGGTTATGTCTTGAGCAGGACATGCGAGAACCTACTGAACCACTTCAACACTCGCATGACCTGCATTAATGGGCGGTCAATCCCAGTCGGGTATATTTAGAGATTCCAGTAACTAAATTTTTCCCAAAGGGATTGAGCATGATCGGATTGGAGACAGACGTTTTCTTAGGTATTACCGCGCGTGAGATATTTTTAATACTCCTAGCATTCTTTTTCGCTGCTCTCTTTAGGTATATGTCACGAGCTGGCCGATCCCTTCTGAAAAGGCCTCTATTTTTTTCAAGCCTTATGATTTCTACTGGCGGGGCAATAATGGCTTTTCATCCGCCTCCCCTAATCCAGCCACGGGCAAAGATGTTCTATTCATCGTTATCGGTCTGATGCTTGTGAAACATGGATTGAAAAAAGCTGCCGTCTCCCCTGATAGGCCAGGAGGCCCAGACGACAACCTCAAGCAAGATAATCAAAAAACAACCAATGACTGAATCAAACGGGCTACTCACAAACACAAACTTCCAAGCCGCCGTCACCATGATAGCGATAAGTACAGCAACTGGAGCTCCTACCCATGGCAGCCGGAAGCAAGCATACAAATTACGCATGGACACCACCTATGAAAAACAAACCTGAAGAACAAAAACCACTCGAACCTGAAAAAACCGAAACCCGCTCTGTGCTCATCGGGGTTATGAGCCTTGAGCAACTACCCTCTTTCGCGACGAAGCCCGCTTTCTCAGCACAGACCAATCAACCGAGAAGCACAGGGACTCACAAAGAACCCCCGTCAGGCGCTCAATTTCAGGAGCATGTCGGGCAGGAACCTCCCTGCCCGGACGCTTCCACTGATTGAAAGCCCCTCTCGTAACCCCTAGGGCGCGTGCCAAAGCAGCCTCCGAACCGAAGGCGTTTGCCGCTTTTTCTAATGACTTTTCGATAGATTCTTGTTTCATGACTAGAGTCTAGTTTTTCTATACCAATAAGTCAAGAATATATAGACCATGAGCGTGCAGATTTTCTATACACTACGAAGCATGGATATCAAAGATTGGATTCTTGCTGCTCGTAACCACGCCAAAATCACCCAAACTCAATTGGGCGATAGGCTAGGTGTTAGCAAAGGAAATGTGTCTGCATGGGAAAATGGCAGACATGAGGCTAGCTACGACCAGTTGATCAAAATCGCTGAAATCACCGCCTACACAGAACCATTACCAGGTCTGGAACAAGGCATCAAAGTAGCCCCTACTAGCGCGTGGCCATTTCAAAAGGTCAGCGAATCCAAGATTAAAAGCCTTCAGAGCGATGAGCGTATTCAATTGGAAACCGCCATCCTGCTCTCCGCAGCACAGCTCGGCTTAGATATTAAAGCCTGAACACCACCGCATACTTAGCCTTCCATATTTATGGCGGGCTAAAGTCATGCTAGTAAGTAGCACCCCAGCAGTAACACCGCGCACAAGTCGTATCGCTGCGCTCTGATGTAACTAAAGTTTAGTTTTATTGGAGGATGTAGTTATGCGAAAAACATTCGCAGCCCTATCACTAGTTCTTATTTCTCTTGGCACTGTCACTGCTGATGCGTGGGCGCATTCAGGCCGAACGGATAAGAACGGCTGTCATATGGATAGGAAGGCTGGGACGAGGCATTGTCACTAGCTCTAACGCTCCTAATTAGTAATGAAGCGCAGCGCATACATCATAAATATGCGCCTTAAAAATAAGACTATCTATTAGTCCATTCTATATAGTACTTAGAAAATGATGCGTTCTTTCCATATTTTCCGTTATCAAATACTTCCTAACAACAGAAATTTTCAAGGGTCCATCTATGACGGAAAGACTGTTAATGACGTTATTGCCGAGAAGAACAATATCTTCTGGGAGGCTATCTCTAACTCAGATCCTTTCTATAAAAGAAATTCAGAAACAGTAATACGAATACTAGCCGAAGAAGATGATATAATTGTGTTCATGGTTGGAGTCGAGAAAAAACTTAAAAAAAACACCAAAGACTTTAAAGTTGAAAAAATTGACACATGGCCTGATTCTATTTTTGTTATATGGAATAACCCAGAAAGACAGCTAATAGCGGTACAAAACAATCCTGCTGCCTTCAGCACCCCTTCTGTCTTGCTCAAGCGGTTTGAAAAGAACATAAACCGTCAATTGTCTATCTATCAGTTAGGAATTTACTCAAACCCCATCTTTGATAAAAATGATTTCTGGGAGCTTATTGCATCAAACAATAACTCCATTGAGGCAGTCGAATTTACCTTCCTGACGCCAAACATGGCATCTATTTCCCAAACTCTCACTGATGATCTTAAAGAGTTTGCCAAGAAAAACAACTCCGTTGAAAATAAAATAGAGCTACGTGCAAACAAAGGCCACTCGCTTAGTCTTAGCCCGAATGAGCCACAAACCTCTGGTCTTATAGACTATATAAGCAATGGTGGTGGAGCTACAAAGGTAAAACTTCACAACATAAGAAAAAAAGTAACAGTAGGCAATACCACTAAAGAAGTAGAGGTCACAGGTTTAGAGCTAGAAGGCTTAAACGCGAATGAAACGATCGCCATTTTCAAGTCCATTTTTGATGACTAATAAAATAATTTCTACTGGATTTTCATCTTTAGGGGCAGGCTTTCTTTTTCAGATACTACAAGCCTGTCTCAATACTGATTTTCTTAATATTTGGCTCCAATTAAATCTAATCCAACTACAAATAGCATTACTAGCAATAAACGCAGCCACTTTAGGTGTTATTCTTACAAAAATCAGAGACTTAATCGAAAAATCTCAAGCAGGTCGAGGATTTTTTCAATCAACAAAAAAACAAATCCTTTTATCTTTAAAAGAACAAATAAGCCTTATCTGTTTAGCAATACTACTGTTAACGGTATGGTCTTCTCCAGTCGCAAAAGAATATATCCCTTACATAGATCTAACTTTTGGAAGTCTTGTTTCTGGTGTTTTCATTTATAGCCTGAAAATTCTATACGACACAGTTAAATCAGTAATAGTAATTGTTGACTACGATCCTGCCCCCCCAAAAGACTAGAACCCAGACTCTCTAGGCGGCTTATTTGTTGGCTGAGTAGTCCGACACCATTGGTTATAGTCTAGATATCTTTAGTTAGAGGGCTATAAACTAACGCTATTTAGCTCACCTAATGATTCCTAAATAAGCGTGGGACAATCTGAATATGAAAGAGGCAAATCACTGTTTCGCATCCATCTACAAGGGAGCACAAATCTTCGCCTGGGTTGCAACACCCATTATTGTTGCCTGCATTGGACTGCTAGCGCAGAATTATGCAGCAAACATACAGAAAGCAGCTATAGAGTCTGGCATCCAACAAGATTTAGTCAAAACGGCAATTCAGGTTCTTCGCGCTCCAGCACAGACTGAGGATTCTGCAATCAGGAGCTGGGCTACTCAGATTATGGCGAAATACTCCCCCGTTCCTTTTTCGTCGAAAGAGGCAGATCAGTTAAATCAATCGGTATATAGCTTATTGGATCACAGCCCTCTTCTTCAACGCGCAATGGAAGCACGCCCGTCATGTCCAAAGATTGACATTAAAGCACTGCCAGATTCATTATCTAAAGAGGTACAACAGCTTCAGGACATCTGCGAACGCAATGCCGCAGACCTGCTTTGGCTTAACTCTTTTATTAATCTAGCCAATAAGTGATCGGGCTAACGACCTATCTAAGCGGCTTTTTTGGAGCAAAGCCATTTCTAGACAGATCTTATAGTGCCCGCTGTCAGCTATAAGCAGTCATTCCACTATTGATCTTTGACTACTTGCAACAATCCGCTATCTCTGATTTTTTAGGTTTACCTAAAAAAATTTCTTGTAATTGCTTACTCTCTTAAATCCGAATAGATTCAGTTTTATGAGAACGACAAGATTTTCTCTGTCATCTAAATCTAGTTATAACTCTTCTCTCGCATATTAGGCATAATCATGAAACTCCACTCACTAGACCATCCACTGTACTGGTACAAATACAATGTGAGCGGCTCAATCGAGATACTTGATGCGTACATCTCTGATGTCGAACAACAGGTAGACAAGAGTACTGCCAATTTCAAGGCCAACTCAGAGGAAGTCGTAATTGAAGGAGTGTATAAGGATGAGCCACCCACTTGCATCACCGTGTATAAAGGACTAAATGGTGGCTCTTGGGACCTTAATGCTATTTTTCTCGAGTACTTCCCGAATTTACAGCGACGTTCTGCCTTAATCACGCTGTTTGCCTTCTTCGAACATGAGCTCAATAAGCTCTGCGCTCTGTTTCAGGCCACGGAGAAGTATCAACTATCACTCAAGGACGTAGCTGGCGTCGGGATTGCAAGGGCAAGGACCTACTTAAGCAAGGTTGCTCTCGTAGACCTCACAGACCCACCCAAACCGTGGAGCGACATCAAAAATATTCAGGCACTAAGAAATCTTGTTGTCCATGCTGATGGAAGACTCCCGCAGGACGGTCAGACTGACCGCTCTGCCCTGCATAAGTATATTGAGAACAACGAGCTCTTGACCGGCGATCGAGAGGTAGTGCTTCGCGCTGGCTATCTCAAATACTCGTTGACTTGCTTCGATGAGTATTTCACACAAATCGACAAGGCCATCCATCAGCGATATAACGGCTAACCCATCGCTCAAGCGGACTGCTTCGCAGCCTCTTATCTCAAACGTTATCGACTGACTTCAATGACTTAAGAGCCAGCATACACAACAAGCTAAAGGCTGATCAACCTTCCCTGCTACATAAAGACCAAGCCGCCTCTCTAGGCGGTTTTTTTATAGCCTAAATTTACTCACCACACCTAAACCAAAGACAAAACCACAATATATGGTATCGCAAACGCACAACACCACTACATATGGAATATAATACCTACGTCAGAATAACTTTCTGACAACGGACAAAGAAAAAGCCACCAAGTTTGGGGAAACTATGGCGGCCTGAGTAAGTGTCTATTTTCTTGCTTGCACCAAGAATAGGGACACTCTAGTTGAACCATATTGTCCTACTTTGAGGTGCGAGCGTCAATTATTTCCTTTCAAAGGGACGCTATTTATGCAATACCAGCATCAAACCTCTATCGATCTTATAGATCGACAAACAAACAGCGGAATCGTTCAGCAACGTGCCTCAGATGGCTATATCAACGCAACAGCTATGTGTAAAGCAAGTGGTAAGTCATTTGGGCATTACCATGAAAACAGTACTACAAAAGCTTTTCTCCATGCTCTAGAATCGGATATCGGAATTCCGATATCCAAACTAATTCAAGTACTTAGAGGTGGGGATATCACCCAAGGTACTTGGGTTCATCCCCAGGTCGCAATCCATCTAGCTCAATGGCTCTCTCCTCAGTTTGCCGTTCAAGTCTCTAAATGGGTGCTTGATTGGATGTCTGGTAAAGGTCAGTCATCTAGGCTCCCTTACCACCTTGAAAGGCATATGATGAACCAAAACAAAGTGCCGCTTGGCTATTTTTCAGTTCTGCAAGAAATGACGAACTTCTTGGTAGGGCCAATGGAGGCCAATGGCTACCGTTTACCAGAAAAATGCATGCCTGACATTTCTCATGCAAAACTGTTATGTAAGTATCTTAGAGAGGACTATGGGGTAGATACGAATACTTTGCATAAATACCCACATGAGTTTCCTGATGGTCGTGTCGTCCAAGCAAATCTTTATCCTGTCGAGTACCTTGGAGCCTTTAGGCGATTAATGGCAGAGGTCTGGATGCCTCAACATGCCGCTGCTTACTTTAAATCTAGAGATCCTGCTGCTTTACCAGCACTTGATAAAATACTCTTGCTAAGCAATGCTGCACCACCTGCCAATAAACTTAGGTTTAAGCGTAAAGCCTAACACTCGAACAGCCGCCTCTCTAGGCGGCTTTTTTGTGGAGTGATACCCACGTCCATCGGTTATAGCCTCTCTATCCAGAATTACCCAGCATAAGCATTCTGATATTTGAAAGCCGGCAGAAATAACAGACAATTTAGAAATATCCCCATATTCAAAAACTCCTCCTGAGCTTTATAAATATACGTGCTAAATTGTAAAAATGTGCAGTAAAACCATAAAGCCCTATTAGCGCATTTGTAAAAAAGGCACAGACATATGCCCAATTATGATTTTCTATCCCTGGATGATAAAGAGTTTGAACAATTAACGCTGAGGCTTCTCGGAGCTCAGGAGGGTATAGTCTATGAACGATTCAAGCAAGGGAAGGATGGCGGGATAGACGGCCGATACTTCACTTCCAATGATCAAACGATTGTTCAATGCAAGCATTGGGCACGTTCAGGATTTAAAGCGCTTGTTCGGACACTCCGTAATGAAGAGCTTCCCAAAGTTAAGCGACTCAATCCGAAACGCTATGTGCTAGTGACCTCACTCCCCTTATCTCCTGCAAACAAAGAGGAGATCCGCACAATTTTCACTCCCTTCATCCAGAGCGACGCAGATGTTATCGGGAATGAAACATTGAACGACCTACTTCTCTTACATCCAGACATAGAACAGAAAACCATAAAACTTTGGCTGCACAGCGCAACGATACTAAGCCAGATGACCTCTCTTGCTCTTGTGGGGCGTAGTGCTTTTGTTCTTGACGAAATGCGCCAGAAACGTGCACGCTACGTGGAAACAGCGTCACATCGAGAGGGCCTCTCTCGCCTTACTGAGCAACATGTAATTTTAATTACAGGGGAGCCTGGCGTGGGAAAGACTACACTTGCTGAACAGCTATGTCTCGACCTCGTACTTAAAGGGTTCCAACTGTGCGCTGCTGCAAAGGATATTGATGAACTAGAAGCAGCATATCAAGAAAACACTAAGCAAGTTTTCTATTTTGATGACTTTCTTGGTCGCACATTCCTAGAAGCGATTGGTAGACACGAAGATTCACATATTGTTGGATTTATCAAGAGGATTCGCGCAGATCGCAGTAAGCGCCTCGTTCTAACATCGCGAACAACCATTCTTAATCGGGGTAAGTCGCTGACTGATCTATTCCGTATAGAGAGTGTGGATCGACATGAACTCGAACTGCAGGTAGGGAAACTTAGTTCACTCGATAAAGCTGGCATCCTCCATAGTTGTATTTGGCACTCTGGGTTAGGCATTAGTCATTTAAAGGAGATCGTGAAAGAAAAAAACTATATGGCCGTCATTGACCATCGCAACTTCAATCCTCGAATTATATCCTTCGTAACAGATCCAATGAGGATCAACTCAATACAACCTACCAGCTATTGGCGTTATATAACCTCCAAGTTAGCTAACCCTGCAGAAATTTGGGGTGATGTCTACGACCAGCAAATGTCAGATGCTCAACGAGTCATTCTTCTTCTCGTTGTCACAAACGGCGGCGATATTTCCGAACAGGATCTTATCGCCGCCTACCGAAGCTACCTCACAACGCCAAGCTCTGCAAGAATCCAAGGGGACACTGACTACCACCGGAATATCAAAATTCTCATCGGCTCATTACTAAACCGTACCCTGAACGCGAAAGATCAATCCGCATTCGATCTGTTCAATCCATCAATCTCAGACTTTGCACTACCTAAAATTTCTGCGGATGGTGATCTTCTCGCCGCACTTGCTTTGGCATTAAAAACAAAGCAGATGATTCGCTATCTAACCAGCTCCATTGCCCGCGGAAAAGTTCCCAAAACGACAGCTAAAGTCGTTTCTAGTCACTTCTCTAATGATTGTTTAGCTGCTAACTATGATGCTCAAAACGCAATAGTGATGATTGAAATGCTTAAGATTGCGACGCAGCATAATCCAGACTCTAAAGAGACAAAGTCTGCCGTCATTCAGCTTCTAACGAAACTTCAAAGCTTAGAAGATGGATCACGCTACATAGCTATGATTTCTCCACTTCTTAGATATGGAGTGAAATATGGTTTATTCGATATCAATTTCATCCGTCTTTTTCTAAACAAGATTGACAGTGATTGGTTTAACTTCGACGACATTAGTGAGCTGATTCAAATCGCGAACGAAATGCCTAGCGATTCCGACCGCGATGCTTTGCTGGATGTATTTAATCCATTAGCTCTTAAGATTCTAAGTGGAGTTATTGATGAAATCATATGGGATCAAGGCATTCTTGTGGACTATTATGATATGAGAGCTATTGACGATGCGGCTGAGCAGGTTCATCTTGCAATTGCTGATCTATGCTCTGATCTTGGGGTGCAAGCGGATTTCGACGAAATAGAAGAACTTCTCAGTAACATAAACATCGAAAGTATCATTGAAAGCAATATTCGGAATCGAAGAGATCCGAGTGATTACCACCACAAAACCACATCCTATCCTAGGACAGAAGCCACTTTAGATTCAAATAAAATTCACGACCTGTTCTCAATTGATCTCCCCCCCACCTAACTCTCACCATTTGCAAAAAAGCCCTCTTCTGAGGGCTTTTTTGCGTCTGTAGCTATGCCCCGTATCAAAACCTTGTCGAGACAAAGTTTGACTATACACTGTGTTTTTATACAGTTAATATAGGATTTGGCAGATTTGCCTAATCCCCTCTACCCCTTACCCGCATCAGCCTGAAGGCTTGCTATATCTGCCCTCCTGCTGATTTCATTAACTTTCTTTCCCCTTTGATAACGCAAGCGCATGGACGCTGATAAAACATAGAAGGAAGTCAGGATGGCAACAACACCAGCAAATCGCCAGCCAGCATGGGATGAAGCACAAGAATCCCTATCAATGTCGATTTCTGTGGTCAGGGCTTGGGCTGTATGCCCCGAGCAGTTTGATCAAATTAGCCGCGAAGATCGAGCAAACTTGTTTTTGTTGTTATTACAAATGCTCGAAACAACACATCAAAAGCTAGGCTGATACCACTACCTACAAGACTTACAGCCCTACTCAAGGGCTTTTTTTAAATCTCATAAGTCTAGATATCCTAAACCAATGTATAGAGATACTTGACTTTAATGTCTAGCTTTTCTATACTCCATCCAACAACTCACCAAAGCCTAGCCCAAAGGGCAGCCAAACAGAGTTGAAAACGATCTTTAAAAACTCAACGTGTGGACCACACCGCCCCGACAACATCAGGGAGCGGCGAATAACGGCACACAAAGACGCCACGCGCCCCGCTGTGAAGTGTTTAGGGTGCGGAAGGGAAACGGCTGCGCCCAGGCACAAAGAAAAGCAAAAAACCGAGTAGATACATTTCCACGATTGGCGTGAGGCCTACAACATGCGTGGAGCTCGGCGCCCCCCTGATGATTTTGGTAGGGGGCGGTTAGGAAACCGTACCGCAGCATTTACGGAACCACGTTTTACCAACGGCTTGGAAACAGGCCGCTTTGGTGGATGGCCTCAACCGAGGCCAGCAACTGAAGCGAGGAAATCATGAAACGATCTGATGCACTTACTTTTATGCGCATAGCAGGCTATCACGATGACAGAAAGCAATTTACACGCCTGCTTATCGAGAATCGCGTAAATCGAAATGACGCAGATGACGCCTTTGAAAGGGGCCGTGCACAACGAGCTGGCGGCATGAGCTGCTCTTGCTTTGAATGCAATAAATAACCAGCCTGCCCATGCGGGCGCTTTGGTAAGCATCAATGGTGGTGCTTACTGAAGCGAGGTATTTATGAGCGAAAACACAAAGCTAACCGAAAGCCAGATCGAGTATGCCTTTAAGCGAGCTGTTGATGCCGCCACAAGCTCAGCTCAACATCTAGAAACGAAGGTAGCAGCTGAGGCAGTTGCGAAAGCCGCGCTGGCAGCCGCGAACGTCTTATATGGCAAGAAGGCGTCATGAGAAACATCACTAAAGCAGCTACGGTGGTTATTGCAGTTGCTCTGCTTGCCGGGTGTGATGCTGATGATGCAAAAATTGCTGCACGTAACGTATCTAAAGCAGCTGATCAGTTTGAAGTTAACCGCCGCATTGTGTTTTACAACGGCATCACTGATCGCTACATGCTCAGCATTGAAGGACTGTGCAGCGTTGAAACCAGCCAATCAGGACACGTACTACACGTAACCTGCAAAGTTGGACGCAACCAGTTCAAGAAACACATGCTTGGGCTCTCCGACAACGTGACATTCTTTGTCGAGCACCTAGAGCCTACAACAGCAAGCATGTACCACTACCGCGTAGTGTTCAAACCTCAGTCAATACTGCCTGACATAGACTTTCGCGGCAGTGTCGGCGCAGCTATTGACGCCATAACACCCGATTCATCTGATTAACACCCTATATCGAGCAAAACATGGATAACCAGCACAAGCACCTCAAGGGTGACCTAGATTTGAGCCAAGAAGAAATCGACATGATTAATGAAGGGCGAGAACTCTCCGCACAAGCCGATGCTTGGATTGAAAAGCTCCGAGAGCACAAGATGCTAGCAAATACCCCTGCTTCAATACCGGCAAAAGCCTATCTGAGAAAAGGTTTCGACCTAGCGATTATCGGCATCTCCTTAGGGCGGAATCCTTAAATCAATAAATATGCCCTCTCAGTAGGGCTTTTTGGCAGGCGCTCTGCATAGGGGGTCGGTTCCCCAGCACACACGTAGGCTTTGCAGAGCGTCTACCAAAACCCACCAAGACAGGATTAACCAATGCAATCACAAATGCCACCTGCGCGTAACCCAACACGCCCGCCCTCATTCACAGCACGGAACCCACTAAGCGAGGAATCAATGAACAAACACATTACTGAGCAACACGCCGCACACAGTGTTATTTATGCCTTATCCGATCACAAAGAGCTTGAAATTGAGCGTGAGATGCTTTTGCAGCGCAATGGGTTAGCCGCTCTTGAATCTACGGTGAGCGAACTTATGGCGCGACTGGAGCAGGTTATGCATCCATCAGAGCCTGCGAGCATAGGCGGCGAGCCCGGGAAGTTCCCTCAAACTCAACTTGGTGAATCGATGCGCTCAGCAACCGACCGGATTAACGGCCTAAATGCTGCGTTATCTAACGTGCTTCAACGCCTAGAACTCTCTTAACCAGAATTAGCCGATTGATTCAGTCGGCACAGTTTGGCGCGTTTCAGTATCGGTTTAGCCCCGATATACCAACCACCTGTCTATAGACCGTGTTTACACCACCCTGCTTTATGGGAATGGAGCGCGTCAAACTGTGATTAATAGGAGGCCAGCATGAGCAACCCAACAGTCCTAAGTGATGCGGAAATAAAAGAAGCAATGCAGTGCCTTGTCGCTGAGGTCGATATTGACGGTGAGACAGTCACCATCAAAAACGTTAACCAATGCCTACGCAATATCGAGCAAGCCTTACTGCAATCCCCTGAGATACAGCAGCTGCGCAAAGATGCTGAACTATGGAATGAATGGTTGCCATGGCTTCGCGCTATCAATCGCAAGCCATTTGATCTAGCTATGGCAATAAAAAGGATTGATGACGCCGCAATGGAGGCAAAGCAGCCATGAGCAGCCTGAGCCAAGCAAAAGCCGCCTAGAAAGGCGGCTTAGGTGGCAAGGTGTTATTACTTGCTAATTAGTAAGGTAGCCCAGGAAACCTGTTTTTCAGGTTGCGGACAAAGTTACGACGGATTTCGGTAAGTCGCCTTTCTTGAGCTTGTTCTTCTTGCTGTTTAGCAGTTTGTTTAGGTTCAAGCAAAGGGGATACGTGCAGGGGGCTCATGCCACCCTGATTCAGTTTGTGGTAAATCATTAAGATCTCCAACGCTTCTTCATATTGTTCATTGAGAGCGGTCGGGAGCTGGTGCTGCCAAAAGCGTAGCGTAGAAAAAAGTGAACGCGTAGTAAAAAGTTATAGGCGAGCGAGGATGCTGGCCTTTTTTATGATTGTTGTAGATGTGTGTTAACGCACTTAAGCACTATGGGGCTTTGCGGTAAACAAAAAACCGGCGCTTCGTAAAGTCACCGGTCTTTACTCTCTTATGTTCTTGCTGTGTTATGCAAGAACGGCTGTATTAGACAGCTTGAATTCTTGTGGCGCATGGTCCTTTTTGACCTTGGCCAACAACGAAAGATACTCGTTGGTTTTCATCAAGCGATTTGTGATATCCATCACCTTGGATTTCACTATGGTGTGCGAAGAGGTCCTTACTACCATCCTCTGGCATGATAAAGCCAAAGCCACGTGTGTTATCAAACCACTTCACAATACCGATTTCTGTTTTCAATATAAATCCTAAATCATCAGGGAAAAATATCCCTGCATTCATAGTGTCATGTATGGCCAGTTAAAGATAGGTATAGTTTGTAACAGCCGAATCTTACCTGACACAACTCTATCGACCTCTGCCTGAACCCCGATTAACTGGTTTACGAGAATGAGCAAAACTTGCCCTTTTGATACCAGCGCTGGATGGTTGCGCAGGCCAACCCGGTTTATTCGAAACGGAGTCTGAGCTTTGTGGCCTCACCCTCTTTGGTGACTTCTCGCTTTTATTCATTACAACCCCTATGAGTAAACTTCGACATCAGCAAAATTGCTGTATGACTCTTACAGCATAGGACACTTCACCTCAAATAGCTTGTTAAACCTGACACCCTAGGCAGTAACCACCGCCCTTAATGGTAAACGGCTTAACAATTGCCTTTCTTGGCCTGACCCGGTGGGCAATGTCTTTGCTGTAAGTTCCCATCAGGATCAACCACAACGGAACCTCTTGGCGTATACACCGCACAGGCCGTTAATCCAAAAGCAAGTAAGCAAATTAGTAATTTTTTCATCGCAGGTTACTCCAAGAAACTCTGGCAAGTATACAGCGCACTTTTTATGCTTCAAACAATTATCCCCACGATCTGTTGATAACGCTGGGGACACTCCCTTAACAGCACAGCCAGAGCCACTATTGCAGCGGCTCCGCACGGTGCTGGCTATTTACTATCCAATGGGCTCACCGCCCACAACTCAACAGGAAATACATCATGAGCATGCTTGCTAGCCTGTTCCTGTGGACGCTCGCCTTTGCTGTTGGCGGTACCGTCACATGGATTTGGCAACACCACATCCGACCACCTATCGACCCCAGCGAAGTAATACCCACACAAGCGTACTTTTGGAGCTGGCTGGTCTGCATCACCATTTATGTAATCTTGGCCTTCACCGGCCCCTACCCCGGACAATAATTCATGGCTTCAGTTAACAAGGTAATTCTGGTGGGCAACTTAGGCCGTGATCCGGAAGTACGTTACAGCGCAGAAGGTAACGCCATCTGCAATATCTCAATCGCCACCTCCTCCAAGTGGACTGACAAGCGCTCCGGCGACACGATAGAAGATACCGAATGGCATAGAGTCGTGTTCTACAACCGCCTAGCCGAAATCGCTGGCGAGTACCTGAAAAAAGGCCGCTCGGTCTACGTTGAAGGCCGCCTGCGCACACGCAAATGGCAAGGCCAAGACGGTAAAGACAACTACACCACTGAAATCATCGCCGACCAAATGCAAATGCTAGGTGGTCGTGATGGTGGCAATGATGGTGAGTACAGTGCACCTCCGCAGCAGCGAGCACCTACCCAAAACCCAAAAAGCAACCCGTACCAAGCAGCAAGTCAGGGTGGCGGCATTGCTGACATGGACGACGATATCCCGTTCGCTCCGCTGCTCGCTCGCTGTGAATACGTAATTTAAGAAATAAACCACCCTGCCACATACCCCAACAACAGCCGCTTATCCTGCGGCTTTTTTAATCCGAGGAAATCATGAGCAACAAAACCTTTGGCGAGGTTCTTCAAGACCTCCGTTATGGAACCCTCCACGACGAACTAACCGAAAAAATGCAGGAAGTAGTAAACGCTTGCATTAATACAGGGAAGGTTGGATCACTTACCCTTCAAATCAAACTCAAGCCGGGAAAGAGCGGTGAACTGGAAATCACAGACACCATTAAATCCACAGTGCCTGAGCTCGAAAAAGGCGGCTCCATTATGTGGGCCACGCCCGAAGGCAACCTCCAGCGCGAGGATCCACGCCAAATGACTATCGAAGGCTTGAAAACCATTGGTTCCGAAAAACCCCAAAACCTTAAAACCGTATAAGGAAAAAATCAGTCATGGAAAAAATTGTTTCTGACGCACTCGCCGCCGGCGCCGCACTCGGGAAGCCTGTTGCTATACCTGGTGCCGATGGTGCATACGCCATCGTACCTGATGGCTACAGCATCATTACGCTTGAATCTCATCTACCAACCCCTACTCGCAAGACTGGCGCTGTAGTCACGGATGATGCAGGTAGCTTTATCCAGTACTTCAATAAACATGCCACGGACACCAGCCAGATTTACGCTAAGCTGAACCCGCCCAGCTTCACCGGCGTACTTAACGACCACACACATGAAAGTGCCGGTTGGAAAGACCATAGAGTGAAATACGCCTGCCCATTCTCGCCTGAATGGCTGGAATGGTCTAAGAGCGATGGTAAAGCAATGAAGCAGGCAGAATTTGCGGAGTTTATTGAACGCAACCTACCTGACATCGTAGAACCTGCTGGCGCTGACATGCTGGAAATCTCGCGCAGCCTACAGGCCAAAAAACAAGTGAACTTCTCGTCTGGTATCCGTCTGCAGAATGGGCAGACAGAGCTTACATACGAAGAAGAAATTAAAGGGACTTCTTCCAAGGGTAAGCTGCAAATCCCTGAAACTTTCAAAATAGGTATTGCTGTTCTCGACGGCGGCGAAGGCTACAAAATTGAATGCCGCCTGCGCTACCGCATCAACGATGCCAACCTGGTGATGTGGTACGAAATGGTTCGCCCCCACAAAATCATTGAAGATGCTGCGCGTGATGTGTTCGCCAAAATCGCGACTGAAACCGGACAGCAGATTCTGCGTGGCACCCCTTAATCATATTGCGAACAAAGCCCCGCGCAAGCGGGGTTCTATGGAGAAGTAAACGTGTGGTGTAAGAAGTGCGCAGGCTGGTCCGTCTTAGCAGTAGTCATCTGCTTAGCTGCCGTCGGCTGGCTAGTCTATTTCAATGAAGTGGTGAAACGTGGTGGCTTATGAGCGAACCCACAAAGAAAAAAGTACTCAACGGATATAAACCTAAGCCCCGCATTCAGCATATTGAACCGGGGCAATTTTTTAAGCTAACAGAGGACGACGGCGGCCACATCTTACTGATGCTAAGGCGCTGCGAAACATACTGCTATCACTCAACTGGAAAAATCGCGCTCGGCACCGAAATTTCGCCCCTTGGTATGGCCTACGGTGACGAGGATGGTGGTACCGGAGGATGGAGGGTAAGACGTGAAAGTTAAAAGATGGCACCTATGGGCATTCGTCGCAATATTAATCGGGTTGGTTATTCCAGCCCTTATTTTTGGAATTTGGAAGGCATCGTGAAACGAACAAAGAAAGCTGTTACCCCTACCCTATCCCCGCTTGCTCAATACAACTTGCAGCGAGCGGAAGAAGCTCAAACAGCGCATGGTGGGAAAGCGCCCGCTCTCCTAAGCTCTAACGTTCGCTTGAAGCGCAACTTAGACGACAAGGTGATCCGATAATAGTTTAATCACCTCCTCCTATCTTAGTTTTGACTCTTATACGCCCCGCTATCCATAAGCAAAAAAAATAAACGAGGAGCATCAAGCAATAGAATACAACCAGCCTGCACCAGATAACTACCCAAACAGGAAAACAAAACATTTCACTCTCCTTGTAGATACCTCTAGCCGTATGCAATAGATACGACTATAACAATACGTTACTTTTTATTGCTTTGTCGATACAAACTAGAGTAATTACTTATGGGGCTCCAAGTGAAAAATCTCAGCTTTATTTGCCTAAGGCGCGAAAAAGCGGCATAAAAATGCCGCTTTCTTGATTGATTGCACACTTCTTATACTTACTCGCTACTCAAAACAGCCTTTTGAATTATTGTTTTATGCGCATGGTATACGCTCACACACCCATCAGGTGTTAGCTCCTCTTTGGCATAAGACTCCAAAGAGCTTTTTGAGACCCAACCCAAGGTTTTATCACCTTCCTGTAAAAACAAAAAAAGTACTCCTGACGGTTCCTCTATATATTCAGCGCGCATAGTCTTTCTCTGTGAGTTTTATTAAAAAATAACGCACCTATTCTTGCTTCTATAGATGCATTACTCGATACCCATACTCCTGCATTGATATCCTAGCGATTATTAAAGCTTCAACAAAGCTCAAATTGTTACAAAAACCCACCCCCCACAGACGCACAAGCTTAGCTTAGTGCGTTTCTTTTTACGCCTATACATAGAAGCCACCCACATGACACAGATACAAGAAATCGAAAATCTAAGCCAGCCTGACCTGGTGAAGCTGATCAAATTTGAACGCCAGCAGCATGCAGATGATATGGATATGTTGGCGAAAGAACTTGCTGGCAAAGGCATGCGCCCCTATAGCCTCAACTTAGACCCTCTAGGCATACGCGCCCTTACATCCGATGGAATCACTGGCGCATTTGAGTTTGGGCGGCTGAACACTTACCGGCCACCGGAGGGGCATTGGCTAGAATCGTTTTGGAAAATGGGTAACGCAGCATCCCCTGCCGCCCAGGCGCAATGGATCGAGCATTGCAGCATCACCGACATACCGGATGCTGTTCTTACACCATCAGGGCTGGCGATCAAGAGCGAACAGGTACAGCCTGGCCTCATCCGGTTCGACTTCATTAATGCTGATGGACAACCTGATAGCAAAATGCTCACGCATGATCAAATGCGCAGTCGCTATGCTGATCTCTTCGCATCCGCTGCAGCAGTACCTACCGACATCGTTGCAGCGCAGGAGCCCCTGCCCCCGCTTAATGATGACCTAATAGCAATCTTGGGGCGGCCAAACTTTATGTGCGCTGGAATCGCTCAGTTGTTACGCGACAGCGGTCATGAAATAAAAAAACGCGCCGAGAATGAACAAGCAGCTGCCCTTCACTTTCTTCTGGGGCATTACCTTTCTGATCCCCAAAACTGGAATTGGAAAGTAGCAATCGCGCTAAATCCTGACAAAACCACATGCACCTGCCCATCTGTTGATGGCACGCAGAAGTGGCCTTGCCCTGTGCATCCGCCTGAAGTTTGAGCGATGCAAAGCTGAAATGCCCTATGCGTCTAAGGATGCTTCCTTGGCGTTTAGTCTAGTTTTCAACACATCAGGAAGCGCCACTGTAACAAGCTCACTACTGCTGATGCTACGACTGTTTAAGACAACAGAATGTATAGCTTCTTTGTGTAACACATAAGCCTCTATACACATATCAGCATTACGCAATTCTCTCCCAGCCAGCCTCTCTAGTGCGTAAAGCGACACTTGCGCTATAACCCTTTGGTTTTCTGCTGTGTGAAAGGCAAATATGATCCGAGCTGGGCTTATTTCGTATTTAACAAACTCACTCTCACCCATAGTGCCCTCTCAACACAAAAAGTCTCTTAAATTATGATTATTTCATCAGCGTATGAACAGTCTACATAGCAGAATTTTAAATTCACCACGAAAAACGTAACAAAAAGAAAACTACAAATCTAAACCTACAGACGCAACTACACACCCGGCATAAGCCGGGTTTTTATTGGATACGCCATGATATCTAAAGGACAAAGCTATTATGAGCACCAGAGTAAGGAAAAACTCACTTACGCTAAATGACCCTGAGTTAACAGAAATCACAGGGAAGACCCGCAACAAAGGGCGAATTGAGGTGCTCACGCAAATGGGCATCCCATTTCGTATTCGCCCTGATGGTTCACTTGTAGTGCTTAAAGCTGTTATTGAAGTGGAGTTAGGCTATGCGCCCAAAGAAACACAATCGGCACCTCCCCGCCTGCGTATACCTAAAGCACGGGGCTTATTACTATGTCAAAAACAATAAGTGGACACGCCTAGGTGATAACTTGCACGATGCGCTGGTAGCTCACGCCCGCATCGTTGCGATCCCCAAGGAGGGAGTGGTATCCCTCATAACCAAGGCCATGCCTTTCATTACAGAGAAAGTCGCCCCCGCTACACTCAAACAATATCTATATGCAGAACGCATTCTCAAGGAAATGTTTGCTGAGTTCACGCCAAGCCAGGTAACACATGGCAGCGTAGTACAAATGCTCGACGTATGGAGACATAGTCCCGCAACAGCTAACCGCCTGTTAACCGTTCTTAAGCAAGTTTTCCAATGGGCTCTAGACCGTGAAATAGTCGACAGAAACCCATGCGAATCAGTGAAACGCCTGACGACCGAGTCGCGGGATCGTCTCATCACGCAAGAGGAGTTCGATAGAATCCATGCTGAGTCACCGGACTGGCTGCAGGTCGTTATGGACCTCTGTTACTACACTGGGCAACGAATTGGCGATGTACTCGCCATCCGCTACTCCGACATATCAGAGGAAGGCATCTACTTCGAACAACAAAAGACAGGCAAGAAACTAACCGTAGGGTGGTCTGAAGGTTTACAAGCTACAATAGAAAAGGCTTCTCTCATCACAAAAAATCCATCATCCGAGTTGGTTGTACCAACATACAAGGGACTGAGCGAAGACACACAAACGTGTGGCGAGTTTTCAAAGAAAGTGCAGCTAAAGCGGGTGTAG